CCGCTTTGGCGGCAACTGCTGCATCGTATTTGTCTTCTGCTATATCTATTAAGGCTCTAGTATCGGCCTCTTCTGTAAGATTTGTTACCTTTTCGTTTAGTTCCGCTATCTCTTGAGCGGCAACTGAAAGTGGATCATCGCTATAGGCAGGTGTGAGAAATAGCCATCCAAACATCAAAATGAATGCTAATGACAATCTCCATGCTTTATTCCTAGTCAACTATAACTCCTAAACAAACAATATGTCTGTTTAGTTAATTATATCATTGAACTATTTAGGATTGTCTGTTTTATAAAAGCCGTTGCCCTTAAACTGAATACCAAATGGCGTAAAATGTCTTGTCATATTTGAGTCGCATTCAACACATGTGTACCCTGGGTCACTATCTGTTATTGATCTATGCACTGACATTGTTGGATGTGCGTCATCATATGAGCACTTGTATTCGTATACTGGCATTACTTGCCGCTCTTCTTCCTCGCTTTTGCTAAGGCGTCAAAGTCTTTAACCTTAGTATCCCCTAGGTATCCCCAGGCATGTCCATCTGCAATCATCTTTTCATTCATAGATACTGTTGATCCATCAAGAAAAACCCAGCCTAAAATTCTTCCGTACTTTTCAGAACTATCCATCTTTTCTGTTTTGATAACAATAGTTTTAGCAGATTCAATCTCTTTCTTTAGATAAGCTTTTGCTTCAAGACCTAAAGCCTTCTCTATCTTATCTGTTGTTCTGCTTTCTGGTGTATCAATCCCAGCCAATCTTACTCTTGAACTAAAAGAGATATCAAATCCCAGATCAATTTCTACATCGATTGTGTCTCCGTCTACAACCTTTGTAACCTTTTTAACATAATACTCGAACATGATTCTCCTTAAAATTATGAGCAGTTTCGGGACGTACTCAGGTCCATCCTTCGGGTAGCGACCCGAATAGTCTGCGACTCCCCAGTGACGGGGTGCAGATTTCTATTATACTATTTATTTGACCTTGATGGTCTTTGGCTTCTTTTCTTCTGGCAGAATGCGTACAATATCAATTTTAAGCATTCCGTCCTTTAGCTCCGCCGCTTTTACTTCCATATATTCACCAAGGGCCCACTCACGAGTAAATTTACGAGCAGCAATTCCACGATGGATAAACTTTGAATCTTTATCCTCTGTGGTTAATTCTCCCTTTACAGTAAGCTTGCCGTCTGCTGTTGATACATCAATATCTGTCTTGCTAAATCCAGCGACTGCTAGTTCGACAACGAAGTTGTCTTCGTCTACCTTGATTACGTTATATGGTGGATAATTAGTTGCACTTGATACTGTTTGAGCGTGGCTCCACGTATCTAATGCCCTATCGAATCCAATAAAAAAAGGATCTTTGAAAAGATCCCATGTATATGTTGTTACCATTTTATTCCTCCTTCAAGCGAATAAGTTAATTTATAGGCCCCTATTGGCGACCTAATACTATTATATCAAAAAACAATATATCAATGCAAAGCTTCAGGTGAAGGAATCGGACCTTCGTTCTCAGATTCGGAATCTGGAGTACTACCATTATACGAACCTGAATGAGAGCGGATGATGAGAATCGAACTCACCCCTTCTGCTTGGAAGGCAGAGGCACTACCAATATGCAACATCCGCATTGCGCCCTTGACAGGAGTCGAACCTGTGACCAAGACCTTAGAAGAGTCCTGCTCTATCCTCTGAGCTACAAAGGCCTAACCTAATCATTTGGAATATCTGGATTAAAGTCCATTTCAATTAATCCCTTTTCCCTAGCAATCCTTTGTCCTTCTGGACTTATATGCATAGTTGCCTGCAAGTTTTCGTCATATTCTATTTCGACTAACCCTTGCTCATACAGTTCAAGCAAAGACCTGTCAACATATTCTGTATGGGATTGCCACAGTTCTGGAGCCAATTCTTTTGCAGTTTCGCTAATAGCATAAATGATTTCTCCATTTTCATCCATGCCTTCAAAACTTATTGCACCTATTTGTAAGTAGTATGCTATTCTTTCGTCATTTGCTTCTTCTTCGTTCATACTGCCTCCTTGTGCAACATGTAGGACTTGAACCTACGATTACCGAATTATGAGTTCGGGGCTTTAACCAACTAAGCTAATGTTGCTTAGTTGTATATTATAACGTTCCGTCTTCGTTTTTGTCAATAGTTTCTTCTACTATTTGCTGTACATACTCTGAAAAATGTTTCCTTACATTTCCCATAGGTCTAGATCCTGATGTCTTCCATATTCTTTTATATTCAATTACATTTGAAAATGTAGTTGGACATAAGGTTACTCCGTTATATTCTTTTAAAACAGTTGGGAGTGGAACATGTTTACCACAACATAAACATGCCTTAGCTTTTTCTTGATACGTGCTCATATTATTGTCATCCTGTCCATGGCATCTTTTAAATTCTCTGGTATTCTTGGAGCTCTAATCATGTTGTAAGAACTTGTTTCTCCGTCTGGCTCCTTGCCAAAATCATTATCGTAACTCATAGATTCATAAGTATGTATTCTGATTTCTTCATTAGTATCAAACTTACTTCTTTTTATAGCATTATAAATAGATCCGCAGACAGCATCCGCCAAGTCCTTAGATCCTTTTCTTGGGTGGTCAACCCTGTCTCTCATTATCTTTAATTGCAAAAGCTCATCAATGAGAAGCTGTATATGCGGACCTGAAAGTCTTTCTTCAGCAACAATCATAGCCATATCATCATAATGTTTTTTAGCGACAGACAGAATCTCTGTATTGATGCCGTATTGTTTTAGTTGTTGCATCATATCATGAGAGTTCCATCTGTCAAACGTGCACACACGAATCTTAAACCCTCTGGTTTTTAGAGAAAGTATGTAATCTTTTACTTCAGTAAAGTCTACTGATTTATCTTTTGTAGGTGTCCAGAATCTAACAGCATCTACTTCAACTACTGGTGCTGGTTGAGAGTATGTGTCTGTAACCTTTACATTAACCCATTTGTTAACGTGAGACATTGCTACTGCACAATGGTCATGCTTCTGAGCTAAGTCAACGTGTAAGAAGTATTCTTTATCTGGATCTGGGATAAACCATTCTTCTAGTCTTCCGAAGTTATCCACCGCAAGATGTCCTTTATTAAATGCTTTTTCAATCTTCTCTCTAGACTTAAAGAATGCATCTATGGCATCTGGTGGCATGCATGCAAATCTAGATAATGCGTCTAACGGATTAGTAAAGAATGCTACCTTAAAATCATCTATCTTTCTTACAGGATTAATATCCCATGTAGGCCTTCTAATAGCATATACTCTAGGTATCTTATAAGATATGATATGATCTTCTTCCCATTCAACAACAAACTCGTTGCCTTCTGTTCCGTCTGGCAAATCTTCATCCATCTTAAATTTATGATCACGCACAACAGTTTCTACTTCCGCCACTACTGCATTGTATCTTTGCTGAATGTAATCATTCTTGTATCTTGGAAAAGAAAGAAGAATTACCTTACCGAAGTCTGGGAAACGTGAATCTACCGAAGCTCTGTACATATCATAAATAGCAGAGCCAGTTTTAGCTTGATCGTGGCCCGTAGTATTATCAATTGCAAAGCCCGAGATCTCATCTAGAATAACTACTATAACGTTATAGCCTTCCCAAGCTTCACGTTCTGAGTGGCCTGAGTGTACTGTAATAGCTTTGTCAAACTTAATTTCTGCAGCTTTGTCTGTATACTTCCCAGCAAACCAGGGTGACTTTTCAATTCTTGTTTTAAAACCTTTAAAGAAAACATTGCTTGCCTGCTGAGAGTTAATTGCAATGTTAATAATATCAATGCTGTCCCCTGGAGGCTTCCCATAATACGTTGCTGGATCTTTAAGGCACAATAGTAAATAAACTATATAAGCCGTAGCAATTGTAGAGCAATAATCTTTTCCAGAACCTTTACCAAGTTGTGCAACAATTTCATTTGCAGTTTGCTTAAATCTTATTCTTCCTTCTTCTTCTCCGAATAACTTGATAAGCGTTGACTCTTTGTAGATTTGCGAACTTTTTTCAATGAGGATGTACTGGTAGTCAGAAAGTTCTGGAAGCCCAAGGTATTCTGGACTTCTAACAAACGTTTTAAGATCGACTGGTTTCTCATCAAACTCCTCCCCATCAAGCATGTCGATGAGATCTTCAAAATCAAACGACATCCGCTTCCTCTACTGGGACTGATTCTATTACCCCAGTTATTTGAGATAATCTTTTTGCAACATCCATCTTACATTTAGGGCAAGTTGATGTTACTTCTTTTAAAATCTTTACTAGAATATCTTGCTTGCGTTCTGTTTCTGCAATTTGATTTGCAATCTCATTGTTTTCAAGAACTCCAATTGACTGAAGCATGCCTATACGTTTTGCTTCTATGTCTGCAATTAGCTTTAATGCGCCAGACTTGATGCCTAATTGACCAGACTGGTCTGCATCCTCTACAGTCTTCCAAGACTCTTTGATCAACATAGCATAATGCTGGTCAGCCCCAGATATGGCTTCTCTTGCACGGTCTCTTATGTTGCTATCATTGTGAACTACATCTTTCCAGTCTCCGATAAGCTCAAGAACTTCTTTACGCTGGATGCCCGTAATATTTGCAATTTGGGTTGGTGTGCTGCCTTTAAGTAGTTCTTCAACAACCCTATTCATTCTGTCAAAACGATCTGACAATTCTATTTCGCTCATATATACATTATACTTCTAGTCGACTAAAAAATCAACTAGATTTAGCTATTTTATATAGAATAAGATATCCAATAAGGTCATCGATGTCATTATCTCCAGCATACCCTTGATTATTCTTAACTCTATTTAGCTTGTCATCAATACGAACTTTTAATTGTTCTGTTGCATCCGCCGTCGAAAATATTCTGGCTGGCTCCAACGCTGAGTTTCCGTATGATATATTTTTATCAATTAGCATATGGGCAATCTCATGACATGCCGCCCAGATCTTTGATCCCGCAGGCGCACCTACAGCCTGAAGATATAAGTCACTACAATGAAAATCTTTTGTGTCCTCAAATACTGGTCTTAACATTACCGCCTCCTAATTAATTGAAACTTCTCTAAATATCTCTGTATAGTCATAGCAGAGACTTTACACTCATCGGCAATTTCTGTTACCGTTTTCTTTTGAACAACATACCTTCTGTATAGCCAGGTCTGGCTTTGATATAGTTTCATCGTTCCGTTAACACCTTATTGGCATAGTGAGCAATTCCGAATGAATCTGCTACATCAAAATCTTCTAAAGAAATATTATATTTCTTATTAAAATAATCTGCCGTTCTTTGTTTACGCATATTACGTAATTGAGTTTTATACCAAGAGTCTGCGTAGCCTGGATTCTTTACTCTAATAGCCGCCTTTTCTTCTTTGGTTGGGTTCTTATTTCCAATATATGCCTGCCAAGAACTAGGGGATATAGTAATAACGGAAGCGCCAGTAGACATAAGCTCAGCAATAACCACACCATAGACATAGGACAATTTTATCACAGCATCAGGGGATCTGACAAGTATTGCTCCTTCTACTGCTATGTAGTCACTCTTTAATTGATCTAACATAGAGTGCATCTTTACCTTAGCATCATATATCTTGTCGTATATATCTGCGCCAGTCAATTCAACTTTTCCCCATTTCAATGGGATATCGTTTTCCATTAAACAGAAAGCAATTGAATTTGTAGAGGCATCAATACCAAGAACTCTGTTGGCTTTTGTTTTTACTAATTTAGCTAATGTCATTAATCATCCCAAACAGTTTGTTTTTTGTTTCTAAACTTGTAGATTTTTCACAACTAGAGCACATAGAAGATGTATTATACCTACTTAGCTGTGCTTTACACTTAGTGCAAGGTCTTTTAGATCCATTTCTAATTGCTTTCTTTTCATAATACTTTTCCATAATTCTTCTGTTGGTTGCAATTCTGCAACACTCATCGGTACAGTATTTTTGATTATGAGTTTTAGGATTAAAGTCTTTCTTGCATTCTGAATTAGCGCATATCATTATGCAGGAATCTCAAATCTATCTATTCTAATAGTTCCAACTGGGGTATCTTTAGAGTAGCACTCCTTCTTAACTGGACAGTATGTGCATGGGAGCTTAGACTTTGTTGCCCCTTCGGGTCTCATTGGCAGATCTCCGTCTTTAAAGTTATCCCATACCTCTATCATCCACTCAAAGGTGTGCTCAATAATCTTTGTGTTTCTTTCATTCATTGAAATAGGTATAACAATTAGCTCTTGGGTATTCTTATTCTCATATAAAAAGAAACCTTCTTTAGCATTCTTAAGCTTCATATATGTAAGTAGTTGAAGAAGATGATTGGGGGTAGGTTTCATTTCAGACTGTCTTGCATCCCACACCTCTTGCTTAGCCGTCTTAATTTCTCCAATTACGGTCTCGCCGTCGTACTCCATAATTAAATCTATAAAGCCACGGATAGGTGGATATTCGTTTAGAATTTCTTCTTCTTCCGCTCTCCACTGTGGCATTGTTTTAATTAAATTCTGTAGTCTTTCGTGAGCCTGAGTTCCCTGTGCCATGTTGGCAACGGCAACAGCATCGTTGTCATCGATAAACATTGCACCGCTAAAAGCCATATACCAATACCTTGGGCATGTTCCATGACCGTATCCAAGTGTGCTGGGACTGAATGTTTTTTTAGTCATCTCCCCGTCTGCACGTTTAGTATTTCTGTATGACTCATCAAGCAATTGAGCAAACAGCTCAGGATCAAAAAACTTTCCTGTGTGTTTTTTAAATTTAAGGTTTTTTACTATATCTCTAGCCATTTATGAATTGTACCTAACGACATACTTAAGTGCATCTACAAGTTTGTCTATGGACTCCTTTACTGAATAATATACGTTCTTCTTATTATTATTTGGCGTTCCCGCTTTATCTTTTGCAATAGTTGAATAGATAGATGACATTACTGCAAACTTAGTAGACATTGCTTGAAGCTCCATAATAATTAGAGGGGCCTTGGCAGAGGGAACATCTGGGTTCATTAATAATTTTACCACAATTGCCAGAGCCTTATCTAAATGCTCGTCCTGCATAAACTCATGCAAGTCATTGAACTCTGTTATTGTACTAATTAATTCAAGGGTATTCTTATCGTCCGCCACTTTTAGCCTTCTCTCTCTTATCTAGTTTATCTATAAACAAACCTAAAGGGTACCCAATTAAGAACCCTATTGCAATTCCTGCAATCAAAAACATTTCCATTATATAAACCTTTGAACTAATCCATAGCCTATCCAAAGACCTACAATGCCCATTAAGCCTGCAAATACTGGCGGTGCAGGAATAGGCAACTTGAATATGCTAAACACAGCACCCACTGCTGCGCCAACTACTGTTGTTAAAAGTATTTCTCTCATAGCCTTTACTTAACCACCTTATGCTTTGCCTTGTAAGGGCCAAGATCGGCCTTTACGGTACCATCTTTTCTAAGCCTGACAATCCTACCGTTTTTAATTTGAGTATCATTAAATGGTATTTTGTTATTCCTTTTGCCGCTTGACATTATTGTCCTCCCAGAACTGTATTAGCTCTTCTAATACTGCCCATTCAATTATTCCAAGTCTAACCTTGGAATCTGTTCCTATAATAATTTTTAATGCTGGGTGCATATCTCTGCTTACCTTAAAGGTATCAGTGCATATTTTAGCCCACACGTCTTTGTTTAAAGAAAAAGACTTAGAAGATTCTTTGTAATCTACTAAGAACTGATTCCACTGGGCATCACCTTTTTGATAATCACCTCTACCGCTATTCTTTTGTGCTTTAGCACCGTCTCTTTTAACTTCTGATTTTTCTGACATTATCCTACCGAATAAGAATTCTTGTGACCATCGGGACATTCCCAAAGCATTTGCATGTTTAAAGCATCCCAGAAGTACTCTTCTGAATCCTTTTCACATTTAGAACAAGGCTTAGGGCCCCCGATTCTTTCAAGCTCAGGCTTAAAAAGTTTTTCGGGTTTCCCTAAGAACTCATTAATATTTGGCATTAATTTCCTCAACCATTTTTAAAACTACATCAGGGTTTTCTTTAAGGTATGCAACAGCTTTTGCACGTCCTTGAAGTCTTTCTCCATTGACGGTATACCAAGCGCCGCCCTTTTCTACAATGCCACACATCTCTGCAACATCTAGAGTTTCACCCACACGGTCTACACCTATAGTTTCTCCTTGGTAGTAGAAGTCGTACTGTCCAGATAGGTTTGGGGGACCGAGCTTGTTGTAATCAATAATCCAATTGACTGGCCTTCCGACTCTTTGCTCAATAATTTTGTCACCAACTTTAACACCAGCTTTAATAGCATTAGCCTCGGCTTCTGAAGACCATAGTTTAATAACGGTAGATGAGAAGAATTTAACTGCCATGCCTCCCGTGGGTATGTGGCTCGCATGCATAGATCCAAACTGGTTTCTCTGTTGTGAAATGAGAACAAGTAGTGTATTTTTGTTTGCATAATTTAACATTTTGACTGCGTGGGTCATATCCTTTGCTTCAGCGCCAATCTGCTTAGTGTCTTGCAGATCTTTCATTTCATTACCATCTTTTTCAAAATAAATTGCAGGCAACAGCGCAGATATAGAATCTACAACAATTAGATCAACTTCTGCATCCATAAGTTTTGTCGCAACATCTACCATATCGTTAACTGTTTTTGCTGGAGAGTAAATAAGCTTTGATGAATCTACCCCAAGGGTCTCGGCCCATGCCTGATCATAAGAAGCTTCTGCATCAATCCAAGCACAGACCTTGCCTTCTTTTTGTGCTAAAGCTATCATCTGTAAACAGAACGAAGATTTACCAGCAGACTTGTTACCCCATACAAGGGCTTGTCTACCATATCCCAGTCCACCCCTTAGAGCAAAGTTAAGCCCGATGCTGGGTGTAAGTTGTTTCTCTATCTGTATGTCTTGTGCAGACTGTACTCTTGCTCTTGTCTTTGGATCTAGTTTTGCTAGAATCGAATCTATTGTTATAGTCATTTATACTCTTTCTTTTCTACAGTATAGCATTAAAATAAAATCCTGTGTATCCCCTAATAGAATCAATTTGATTCCTCTTCATCCTTAACAACAGTCCGTAGGCTGAAGGTAAAAGATGGGTTATCCTCATCGTAATCTATAACTAATTCTTTATTCGATACATTAGCGTCAAGGAATCTCAGGGTTGGCACCGTTAGCTTGCCATGCTCTTCAAGCAATGCAACTAAAATTTGATTCATACTAATTGAAGTAATTAAACCTTCTACATCTTCCATTATTTTATTTCCTTAACCATAAGAGTTCCATCATCTAGTTTAGATAGGACTGGCTTACATTTCATTCCTTCACGCATTTTAGCGAGAGAAAACTTATATAAAGTTGGGAATACAATTACTCTAGTCAACTCTTTATCTTTATTTGAAAGTACAATATGGCTCATAGTCTTACCAGCCTTTGTTACATATGGTGTAAAGTTTACCACAGTATACTCGTCTTCTTCAAGGTCATATTCTTTGCGATATAAATAGTCAACAAATAAATCATTTGAGTTTGGATCAATATCGCTTACCTTAATGTATCTAGCAATACGATTATCTCCTACCATAATAAAATACATCTGATTAGTTTCAATTGGTGTTTGCTCATGGTGAAATAATCCAATTGATCCCGTCTCGTCTACTAATTCTACTCTTGCCCAACCAGTTCCACGCTTAATAGACTTAACCATTCCAAACATAACAAATGATCCCAGGTCATCAAACTCTTCAATTGGTCTAGCCTGAGCTTTAATTCTTGGGGGTATTCCTGCAAGATTAAATGTAGGTATACCTAGATACTCATAGTAAGATTCTTTTTCTTTACCGCTTCTTGGGTTATCCTCAAATGCCGCTCCACCAATTGCGTTTAATGCTGATACCGCTCTACTGTTAATTCCGCTACCTTTTGTAGAGGCTTTCTGTATAAAATCAGCATAGTCGATATAAGGTCTTTTGTCTATAATCTTATTTGCAATGCTGTCAGAAATAAACTTAACTTCAGCCAAGCCGAACTGGATTCTATCTTCCTTTAATGAGAAGTAAATGTCTGATTCATTAATATGTGGTAGTGATACACGAAGGCCTAGTCGCTTTGCTTCAATTAAATATTCTGTTCGGGCGTCTTTGTCATTTTCGTTTTTAAGAATTGAAAACATGAATTCAAGAGGGTAATAAGTTTTAAGCCAAGCAGCATAATAAGAAAGCATAGAATAAGCAACAGCATGGGACCTATTAAAAGAATACCCAGCATGAGCCTCAAAAGTATGCCAGAGCGTTTCGGCTTGCTTCTTAGAAATGTGTTTTGAAGCCCCAATAATAAACTTATCTTTGAATTGGTCGAACTCTTTTGCATCTTTTTTCTTTCCAATAATCTTGCGGACCTTATCAGCCTCTGACCAAGTCATACCACCCAAGTGTACGCATGCCTGCATAACCTGCTCTTGATATATAATAACACCATATGTGTTCTCGGTAAACGGCTTCATAATAGGATGAATAAACTGTACCGCTTCGTCTCCGTGCTTACGCTTAATATATGAAGCACCCACGGTATTCATAGCCCCTGGACGTACCAATGCATTTGATGCAGCAAGATCCTCAAACTTATCTACTCCCATTTTAATAAGAAGGTTAGTGTAAGGTGTTGCTTCAGCTTGGAATACACCCTTTGTATATCCATCACTTAACATTTTGTAAACCTTTGGGTCATCTAAAGGTAGGCTAGAAAGATTAATATCCTTGCCAGACCTTTCTTTAATAGACTTTAGTGTGTCTGACATAACAGACAAAGTCTTAAGTCCTAATGCATCTAGTTTGATTAGTCCTATGTCTGCAACTGTGTCCATGTCATATGCAACTACTGGAATTCTTCCAGACACTTTATCCTGTGCATCTTCTCTTGACTCAACTGGAGCAAACTTTCTAAGATCATCCTTTGCTACAACAACTCCTGCAGCATGCACTCCAACTGATCTAATTCTTCCACGAAGTCTGTCAGCCAACCAAGTCACTTCTGGATATTTAGTTCTAAATTCTTTTGTATTAGGTGAATCCATGTAGTCTTCAAATGTATCTACTTGCTTAAGAGCTCTGTTAACTTCTTGAAGCGGCACCATAAATACACGAGCAGCATCTCTAATAACTCCCTTATCTTTAAAATAAGTATATGTTGAGATGGATGCAACGTGCTTAAATTTCTTCTTTAAATAATCTTTAACTTCTTTTCTTCGACGGTCTTCAAAGTCTGTATCAATATCAGGAAAGTCATTACGCTCTGGGTTAATAAAACGGAAGAACAGTAGGTCATATTTAATTGGATCCACATCTGTAATCCCTAGGGCATAACAGACTAATGAACCTGCTGCAGACCCACGTCCTGGACCCACCCTGATATCATTATCCTTGGCCCAGCCAATCATATCTGCTACAACCAAGAAATATGAAGCAAATGACTTATCTTTAATTACAGATAACTCTTCCTCAAGCCTGTCGGTGTAGACCTTATCTTCTGCCACACCTAGCCTTTTAAGGCCTTCAGAGGCCATCTGGGCCAGTTTCTGGTCAGCATTGGTCTTAGGGACAGGGAGTAAGTCTAAACCACTGTTAAAATCGTATTCTCCAATTTTATCAGCTATCTCCATAGTATTGTCATATATATCTGTACGAGTAATACCAGCCTTTTTAAAGTCCGCCTCAATCTCTTCACGGCTTTGAATAAATAGATTATAGTCTTGGAAAGATATTCTTCTGTCAGGATAAAGATAATTTAATCTTTCATTAACGTCTTTAATCTGTCTAGACATATCGAAGTCCGCATCCTTGTCCATCTTAGGGGATGTTGATAAAATCAATAGGGCTTCTTCTAATACACGATCTTCTTCTTTAGCAAAGTGAGCATCTCCTGTTGCCACCGCTTTAATTTTAAGTTTGTCTGCTAATTTTAAAAGGGCGGAGTTGATCTCCACAGGGTTATGTGACTGCACTTCCACGTAAAAATCTTGTCCGAAAGTTTTCTTAAAGCCGTTGAGAAGAATCTCAGCCTCTTCCATTTCACCTTTATCGATAGCTTTACTAATGAGTCCATTAAGACATCCGCTGAGAACGATAATACCTTCGCTATAATCATTTAAAACCTCTCTGTCAATTCTTGGCTTATGATAAAAGCCTTCGTTCCAAGCAAGCTCTTGGAGAATATTAATATTTTCTAATCCCTTTTTATTCTTTGCTAATAGGATAATGTGATTGTATGCCTGAATTGATTTATCTGTTTTAGATGAACGATCAAATCTATCTGTGGGGGATATGTAAGCCTCAACCCCAAGTATTGGCTTAATGCCTAATTCTTTTGCAGCAATTTGCATTTCCCTGTGTGAAGACAATGTTCCATGGTCTGTAATTGCAATTGCAGTTTGTCCAGCATCCAAAGCTGCCTGACATAATTCTTTTGGTGAGTTAAGCCCATCCATTAAGGAGTAGTATGAATGAACGTGCAGGTGCGTAAATCCCATTAGTAACCACCACAGCATTCATTTCTAGTATGATAAAGTCTGATCTTAGTCATAGTCTTCTTGTTTGGTGCATATAAATCTTCTTTGCAGCACCCGCATTTCATATGCCATTCTTTTGCAAAGAAATCATATACCGCTCCCACGTAGTTTTTATATTTGTTTGAAACAAATGTTTCAAATGGGTCTGGTATATCGTATGTTCTCATATTTATATTTTACTAAATAATGTAGGGCCAGTCAATGACTAGCCCTACATTTATTTATATTACCAGTCTACGCTGCTACTTGATGAGGACTGCTCTTCTGAGTGTCCTCCTTCGCCCATGTAGAAGGCTTCTTGTTCTGCATATGTAACGTGTCGCACTGCAGTTTTTTCAAGGTCAAACAATTCTAGACCTGATGCATCGAATGGAGTTTCATCCTTTGCTAGAGCAATGATTGTGTAGCTTGTGTCTGTCTTTGATCCATTACGCTTAATTCTCCACATTAAGTTAGTAATGCTTCCCATTTCACCAGCGTATTCAATTAAGGTAGGAGTAATTGTCTTACCGCTAGTTCCTTGTGAAAGAATTGCAACGTATGGCTCTTCTTTGCCATCGTCAACCAATACGTTAATATAAAGACGTGTTCTAGCCTTCCAGCCAGCCTTTGGGTCTTTACGATGTTGTTCTTGTGCCCAGTCACGCCCTTCTGATTCCATGGTGTCTAGCGCTTTGCGGCGGTAGTCCTTTGGGTTTGTGTGCTCCAATGCAATGAATCCGCATCCAAGCTTATCGTTGTAGTTTGGTGAATCTGGATCTAATTCCTGAAGGAATCGAATCTTTACGCTTTCGCCGTCTTCAATCTTTAGCCAACGGCCTTTGTTTTCATCTCCGCCACTATAGCTAGGTTTATCTAG